TACGGCTACAAGATGTTGCCGGCATGGATGCGCAAACATGGTCCAGAGTTGTTGTCTGATAATCAACTTAAGATTGTGTTTGCTAACGAGTCTGCGGTTGAGTCGCTGCCGTCAGGCAACGACCCAGCCCGAGGTGAGTCTGTTTACCTAGTAATCATTGACGAGATGGCGTTCTTGCCAAACCCAAGCGAAGCTTGGGCGTCTATTGAACCAGTTGCCGACGTTGGTGGTCGCGTTATCTGTTTGTCCACAGCTAACGGTGAGGGCAATATATTTCACGAACTATGGGTTGGTTCTCAAACCAACACAAATAGATTTACGGGAATCTTCTTCCCTTGGTCTGCTGGCGACCGTGACGAAGAATGGTACGAAGCCAAAAAACGTGACTTGCCTGACTGGCAAATGGCACAAGAATATCCATCCGACCCAGACGAAGCCTTTATCCGTTCTGGTCGTCCTGTGTTTGATTTGGAAGCCTTACGCGCGTGCGAGCCCGTAGAGCCTCGCCGCGGTTACTTGCACAAGATTATGGGCAAAGGAATGTACGAGTTCCGTGAGGACGGTGGTGAACTTGCTGTGTGGGAGTTCCCAGAACCATCGCAAGTGTATGTGATTGGCGCTGACGTTGCAGAAGGTTTGGGGCATGGTGACTACAGTACGGCGCATGTTATTAACGTTGAGACTGGTGCCGTGGTGGCGCATTGGCATGGTCATGTGGACGCAGATATCTATGGCGAGGAAGTATTGAATGCTTTGGGTTGGTGGTACAACCACTGTCTTGTTGGTGTTGAGTCAAACAACCACGGGTTGACAACGCTGAAAGCGTTGCAACGCGTGGGCTACAAAAACTTGTACCGGTATAGGCGTTTAGGTCAACGCAATCCGACCATTAGTGAAACTTTGGGTTGGCGTACTACTTCGGTTTCTAAACCATTAGCTATTGATGAGTTGAATGCAAATATTCGTGATTCTGTTATTTGGTTGATGTGCAAATCTACTATTGCCGAGTTGCGTACTTTTATTCGTGAGAGCAATGGCAAGATGCACGGTTCGCCTCACGATGACCGTGTTATGTCTTTGGCTATTGCTAATCAAATGTTAAAGTATGTTTGGTTGCCTGAATATCGCCCAAATCTTGCCCCTAGAAAAAATACTTTTGGTTGGTTTGAACAGTTCATTCCGAAGGCTCAAACCCCTGAAAGAGTTAAAATTGGGGCTCACAACGTTAGAAAAGTAACGATTTAGGATTGTATTGATGCTAAAAGTAACCTGCGAAGACTGTTCAACCGAGTTTTATGCACCAGAACTACCCAGAAGGGGTGCTATTTGCTTTAAATGCCATGTTAGTAGTCTTCGGTTTGGTTTTACTTACGGTAAAGACAATTTTCATGGCCCAACTATCAAAGAGCGTCAAGATAAGCAAATAGCTGACGCTAAAGCTGGTGGATTGGACCCTCAGCCAATTGGCAGTCGTTGGATTTAGTGCCATGCCTGAAGTCTGGGTTCCGATTGTTGTTGCGGTCATCACGGGCCCAGTAGTGGTAGTACTTAGCAAGTTGCGTAAAGAAAACTCAGAACAACACGCAGAAGGCAGAGAGTTGTTGCAATCAATCGGTGCAAAGGTTGACAAGGTTGGTAGTAAGTTAGATAAACACATTGGATGGCACGAAGGTAAAGAGGATAAATAATGGCACGGATAACCAACACAGAACTGTTGACAAAGTATCGCAACAAACTTGAGCAGTCTCGCCGTTGGCGAAACGAAGAACGCTATGACGACTTGTGGAGTCGCCTAATTGATTTGTACCGGGGTAAGCATCACCGCACCGACATCAAAGAAGACCAGTTGTTGGTAAACATTGCGTTTGCAACCATCAACGTTATTTCGCCTGCCGTATCTATCAACCATCCAAAAATTGCGGTTAGTGCTAAACGCCCCGAAGATGCGGATAAAGCAATTGTTACCGAAGCCATTATCAACTATTGGTGGCAACATTATGGTTGCCAAGAACAGTTCCGTCGTGCTGTAAAAGATTTTCTTATCTGTGGACACGGCTGGGTTAAAACTGGTTATCGTTATGTTGAAGAAGAAAAAGCAAAAGACGACACACCAAACTTTGAATCATACGATGAATTAACCACTCCGAGTCCAGAAGCAGCAATTGAATCAGAATTGATTATCAAAGAAGATAGACCGTTTTTGGAACGTGTTTCTATTTTTGATATGTATGTTGACCCAGATGCAACATCAATGGATGACATTCGTTGGATTGCACAACGTACTCGTCGCCCAATGGAAGATGTCAAAAAAGACAAACGCTACAATGCGTCGGCTCGCAACGATGCTGCGCCGTCGCATTATTCAAAGTGGGGACAAGACCAATTCCGCCCACGTTTGTCAACGGACAAAGATGATTCCTATGTAGAGGTTTGGGAATGGTATGACATTGACCGAAACACAATGTCGGTGTTCTGTGACGGTTCAGACAAGTTCCTTGTTCCGCCAACAAAAATGCCGTTCCTGTATGGTCATCCATACACAATGATTCGCAACTATGATGTGCCGGATTATTTCTACCCAATGGGTGAACTGGAAGCTATTGAGCCTTTGCAGCACGAGTTGAACTTGACTCGTACACAAATGATGAACCATCGCAAGCGCTTTAGTCGCAAGTGGCTGTACAAAGAAACCGCGTTTGATGTTGATGGTCGCAATGCCCTTGAATCGGATGAAGACAATATGATGGTGCCTGTCATTTCGGAAGAAGGCATCAATAGCGTTGTTGCACCTATGCCTGCGGTTATTAACCCGCCAGAGTTCTACAACCAGTCGTCGTTAATTTCTGACGATATTCGTTCAGTCTCTGGACTTAACGAATATCAGGGTGGTGGAATGCCGGAAATTCGGCGTACTGCCACGGAAGCAGCCATTATTCAAGATGCGGCTAACGCTCGTGTTTCTGACAAGTTGGCTATTGTTGAGAAATCTATTGGCGAGTGCGGTCGTCGTTTGATTATGCTTGCACAGCAATACATGACTGGCGAACAGGCTGTTCGTATTGTTGGTTCGGAAGCCGAACCTGTGTGGTTGAAGTTTGACCGGGATTACATCCAGGGCGAATTTGACTTTATGGTGCAAGGTGGTTCAACTCAGCCAGTTAACGAGTCGTTCCGTCGCCAAATGGCTATGCAGGTTGTGGACGCCATGGCTCCGTTTGCCGGTGCTGGCATTCTTGACATGCCAAAACTTGCTACCTATGTGTTGCAGTATGGTTTCGGTATTCGTGGTGCTGCCTCGTTTGTGAACGCTCAACCAATGATGCCTGTGCCACCGCAAGGCGCCCCAGAGGCGCCGATACCTCCACAGGGTCCACCAATGGAAATGCAACAGGGTCCACCTGTTGATATGGGGCCAATGCCACCTACTGGTGGCATGGCTATGCCGTCTAATATTCCACCAGAAATTTTGGCACAACTACTTGCACAAGGAGCTCCGTTAACAAATACTCAAGCACCTATGTAACGCTTTTGCGTTAGGTATAGAGCAAACCGTTGGAGGACTCTATGAGTAATGATAACACCGTTGATAGTGCAATTGAAGCCCCGATAGCCGAAACTGTTGGACAAGCAGAAGTTAGCACGGAAATAGGTGAAGCCCCTGAAGCGACTACCGATTATTTTACTTGGGACGAATACGCTGACAAACCTGTCAAGTTAAACGTTGCTGGTGAAGAAATTGATGTACCGCTAAAAGAGGCGCTTGCTGGATATCAGCGTCAAGCGGACTATACCCGTAAGACGCAGGAATTGAGCGAGCAACGGAAACAGGTGCAGTTTGGTGCTGCTTTGCAAGAAGCCTTGCAGAACGACCCGAAAAGCACTTTGGAATTGTTGAAACAGCATTATGGGTTAGAAGAACAGCAATCATCAGAAGATGAACTGTTATTGGACCCTGTTGAGAAACAGTACCGTCAATTGGAATCTCGTTTAAAGCAGATTGAGCAACAAAAAGCGTTGCAAGATTTGGAGAGAACAGTTGAGTCTCTGTCACGGAAGTATGGCGACGCATTTGATGCAGATGAGGTAATTGCTAAGGCTTTGGCTACAGGCAATCCAAATCTAGAAGCCGTCTATAAACAGACAGCGTTTGACCGTATCTTTGAACAAAGTTTGAC